AACGCATTATAATGTGTGTTATATGCTAAAACATCTAACAGAACTGATAAACCAGATCCTTCAAAATCATAATCTGAAAATTCTGGTTGTCCTTGTAAATATGATTTTAGATTTGACTTAATATTATCAAAATCTAAATCAGCTACATTTATTCTTCTATTTGCCATTATCGAGTTCTCTTAAGAGTTAAATCTACGGTTGTTGGTGTTTCTGTATTAATTATCTTAAAGTATATAGAAATGTTATATGCATTATTGTCTATATTCGGAGAAACATTTACTGAAGTTAATGTAACTCTTGGCTCAAAATTATTAATAACATCTTCTATAGATCTTTGAAGAATCATAGTAGTCATAGGACTTACAGGTTCAAAAAGAACCGACCTAACTTGAGATCCTATTTCGCTATGAAATGGTCTTTCGTAGTTTTGAGTTAAAATTAAATTTTTTACAGATTGTTTTATAGATGCCTCATCAAATTTACGTGTAATGTCTCCCGTTACTGGATGAGCAGTAAAGTTTAAATCTATATCTGTAAAAGTTCTAGTATTGCGTGCCATATATTGTTATTTATTAAGATTCTACAAAAGTATTTGGCGATCCTTGTCCGATAGTATCACCGCATGCTATTGGATCTCCAATCCTAGCTGCTCTGAGACCCTCTATGTAGGTTTTTAAAGCGCCACTTGATGGTGATCTTGAACTTCCTGCGTGACAAACGTCCCCACAACAATGAATAGCATGTTGACAGGAACTATTAACTACTGAAGGTCGTATTCCGTTCACAAACGTTTTAGTAACTGGTGTTGTTACCAATACAGTTGGGGGAAAACAACCATGTCCAGTACTAGTATCTCCTAATCTACTTAAAGCAGGCATATTTTATATTTAGTTAAATTAATAAAGTTCCTGACCAATATGTCCAACCACTAATTACATCAACATTGGCTGATAAATTTTGGACTCTAATATCCACAGTATCATTAACACTAAGTTCAACGATGTGTGAAAAGGATGAGTATGCAGGGGGTCTACCTTGATATGCTATGTCTGAATTTACATATATATACCAGTTTGTTATACCAGCTGATGTATTAAAAACAGGAGTAACATTAAATAAATATCTTCCATTTACAGGAGCAGTAAATACACCGCTAACTAAATCTAAACTTCCAGAATTATATCCCGCATTACCAAAAGTCGGACTCCAATTATCAAGAGTATCTAAATTTCCCACAGATATAGTTTGAGCACCATAAAATCTAGTAGAAAATCCAGCTTGCAATGGTGCAGTAACATTACCAGAACTTGAAGCTCTTAAAACTGTTTGATTTGTAGAATTTTTTACTAGTAGTGAATCTGAAAATGAAGATCCTATGTAAGATCTAATAGCACCAGCATCTTTTAAGATTATTTTATTGTTGGTAGAATTTTTACTATTAAGTATTAGCGGTGATCCGTCTCCCTCTACTTCTAATGTAGCATCAGGAGAATTAGCGTCACCAACACCTAATCTTTTATTTGCAGAATCTACATACAGTACAGAAGAAGTTCCTCCGCTTATAGAAAGAGCACTTGTCAAAGATGATACATCAGTTTGTAACGTAGTAACAGATGACTCTAATGTTTCTACAGCAGTTTCTATGATTGAAAAGTTATCATCTAATAAAGATAACTCTATCAATCCTTCTCGTTGTTGAAATAACTCTAAACTATCCATTTATATCCAATGTGTTGTTATCTTAATATTATTAATCCAAGTTATCTTTTCGCCATTCTTATTTAGCCAATATGGTCTACTTGGAGGTTGCTCATAATTACCATATGTCGCCATATCAAACTGACCTACAGACCAGTCGTTTTCTAAAGTTATAGTGTAATTTTTAGATTCATCTACAACAACTTCTTCAGTCGTAACTACAGAAGGAACATTTACAATTTTATACACAACACCAGAATTAGTGTATGTATCAGTAGAATCTGATTCTCTAGCTGCTGCCGCAAAAAGGTAATCGTCGTAAAACAAAGGAAACGATCCAAATTGATCATATGCTCCCGATCCAACATCATTGGGATTATTTATAGTTATATCTGCAGATGTTATGACAGAAGTAGAAAAAGAACTTGTATCATATATGTGGATCTTTCCTCCGGTGCTAGCATTATCTGCATTTGGATTTCCGATTGCTAGGTAGTTTCCTGAAACTGATGCCCCCCCAAAATATGACGAAGTAGTTGGATTTAGTATTGTAAAATCTGCTGTTGTTATTGGTGAACTAGAAAAATTACTAACATCATAAACATAAACGATTCCACTGGAGTTGACTGTTGGGCTATCAGCTAATGATGAGACATATAAATTAGTTCCAGAAAAATATACTCCGTACCCAAACTGATCCGAAGTACTTCCAGTATAATAGTATGGATTTTCCAAAACATAATCAGAAGTTGTTATTGTTGCTCCTGACATTGTACTTAAATCATAAACATAAACTACACCGTCGCTACTCCTATAATCAGTATAATTGGGAGGAGTTCCATAATCTTCTGCATAAGCTCCCACAGCTAAGTAGTCACCAGAAGTTGCAAGTCTTAATCCAAAGTAATCATTGGCTGGTGAATTTGAAAATGCTGGAGTCCAATAATTTGGATTATATAATTTCGTAATTAATGAAAATGTATTAGAAGGTGATATTTGATAAACATACACTGCTCCAGAACGTATTTCCTCTTCTGTTATATCTTCAGTTCCGTATGCACCTATCATTAGATAATCATAAGTCTCGTTAAATGCTAGACTTGATCCAAAATAATCACCAGCTTTACCTGCGCCACGATCCTCAGGATACCCATCATATTGACCTGTATTTGGATTATCAATTATAGAGGTTGGCGTCGTAATTACTGCAGGAGTATCTGTAGTAAAAGTGCTCATATCATAGTAATAAACTATTCCTGAGTCAGTAAAATATCCTTGTTCCGTATCATTTTGTAAAAAATCTTCATTTACGGCTGATATTACTAATCGATTACCTGATACAGCTGCAGAATATCCAAACTGTTCAGATTGTGCAGTTCCGTATCCTCCAGGATTATCAAAAACATAGTTTGCACTACCTATACTGCTAGTAGTAAATGTGCTTATGTCGTAAAAATATACCTTACCTGAACCAGAAGAGGAATCAGTACTTTCTTCCCCTGAAGCTGCAACTACAAGATTATTTCCACTTAGCCAAAGATTTCCTCCATAGTAATCATCAGTCCTAATTCCGTCGTAAACGTTTGGATTACTTAATGAATAATCTGGAGCAGTTATTATACTAGAACTAAAATTAGAAATATCATATATTTGAACTGCTTCTGGTTGAGAGCTGACGTATGGGTTTGCCGATGTAACAATATAGTTTCCAGAAATTGAAACACGATATCCAGCATTAACGCTACCAGAATCAATAACATAATCTGCACTAGTTATTGTGCTAGAACTAAAATTAGATATGTCGTATACATACACAACATCAGTATTATAATACGCATTTGCTCCAACAATCAAATAATTTCCATCTTCAGATATAGCTAAAGATCCCCCAAAACCATTACCACTAGAACTGTTAGATTGATAGTTTGGATCTTCTAATACATAATCTGCACTAGTTATTGTGCTAGAACTAAAATTAGATATGTCGTAAAGATAAACTCTACCTACATTGTTTATAGAAGCAGAATCTTCATTTGGAGAAGAAACAGCAATATAATTTCCTGATATCTGTAAACATTGACCGAAATTATCATCTTCGCTAGAACCATACACATTAGGATTTTCTAAAGTATAATCTACCGTTGTTATTTCAGAGGATGTTCCAAATGATGCAATATCATAGATAAAAACACTTTCATCGTAAGGAGATGTTGCACTTGTTACTGAAATTGCAATAAAGTTTGTATCTATTGAGAGTATGTTTTTTTCTTCTTGGAGGTTGGCATAATAAGTTATATTATACCCACTTGGCATAGTGATAGTATATTTCGCAGAAGATACAATTGTTGTTGTCAGCTGAGAAAGATCATATACATACAATTTAGAAGTTGAAAATGGGGCAGCGACGACTAGATAATCCCCAGATAAACTTACATATTGTCCAAACTTATGGTTAGCATTATCAATTAAAGGAGATTCTAAAATATTAAGTAGTTGTTTTGTGGATGTACTATAAACAAATACAACATTTACATAAGTTCCAACAACAATGTAATCGTCAGAAACGACTAGTGATCTACCAAAAAAATTACTATCTGTTGATTTAAAAGAATTTGGATTTGGTAATGTATATAATAACTCTTCTGTTTCTCTATCAAAAATATAAACTACACCAGAATTAGTACCTTGTTTTGAATCTTCATTAATAGTAGTGACTATTATATAATCATCATTAACTAAAATACCTCCTCCGCTAGGAAATATATCAATATATGGAGTTCCGTAGTAATTTGGATTGTATATAACACTCGTTTCTAAAGTAGCATCAGAAGTTCCGTGATAACTCCAATCTAATGTTGCAGGACTAGTAACAGAATCTTCAGTATAATTTACTGATGCATCATAGTTAAAGGTTTTTGATGCGATTGTGCCTGCCTTATATGAAATTATCTCATCAACTTCAGTAATATCTATCTGCTTAAATGAAGTAGCTGTTTTATACTCACCACTTTTAGTAAGATAATATATTTCTTTTGGAAAATACTCATCATACTTTCCAGTTATAGTAGCAGGATCCCCATCAGTTATTGTAATTGTATCAGGATTAGTTTCTTGCGCTGTAATATCAACAGGTTTAGTTTCCTGCGCAGGAGCGACACTATCTCTAAACGTTATAGATTCTGAAACGGTACTATACTCTTTGTATGTTCCTAAATCTGAATCTGATGGAGTAAATGTTCCCATATTACGTAATTAATGTAAATTTACCGATATCTGATACTCGTTTATGGTCTCTCATAGTAAATATCATCTTTCTATTTTGCTGACCAGAATAAGAAATATGAATCCAAACAGTGTTTTTACCTGAATACTCTAAAATTAATTGATCATGCGGCACTAGTTGTTGAATAACTTGTATAGCGTCATAATGATCATTTCTGTCATACCCCATCAAAACAATATCAGCTGCCTGTCCCTTATTGTGCTGCGATTTAGTTGAAGATCCTGGAATATCGAATGGTCTGCGGAATGCGCTAGTTATAACCATATTTGGATATTTTTCTTTAATTGGATCTAATACGTTTAATGCTAATCGTTTTAAATTGCACACAATTTCTTGCTTTGTAAATCCAGCTTGATCTTGAACTGGTCTAGATCCATTAGAAGTTAAATCTCCTAAACTAAAATAATTGGAAAGAACCAATGACGGAGAAAAACTACTACTAGCAAATATAATATCACAGCTTTGATCTACAGGTTGTACAGCATTTTTCTCAGGAGTTGT